TTATACAAAGATAGAACATGTATAAGGCCATTTAGCACGGAAGTATTAAGCTAAAAGCTTGATCAGAGACTGATAGCACCGTTTTGGGCCATTATCCAAGAAACCCCATTAATCCTAATTATAGGATAGGATAAATCCATTAAAGCCCTAATTCGTAGGATAGGGTAATCCTTACCAAGTTATACTGGACCGTAGAACTCCTCATCAGTGAGGTGTTCAAGGGCAGCATACCAGACTTCATAGTCAGGTTCCGCAAAAGCAGGATCAGACTCATTATAAAGATCATAGATCATTTCATTAAAGTCTGCAGTATAAGTAGGCGCGACAGCAGGAGGTTGAATAGCCTCTTTCTCAACGTAGCGACTGATAGGTATCTTCCAGTCGGTTGCTGGGCTATCCCAAGGACGGCTAGCAATACGGAGTTTCTCATTCGATAACAGGCGTTCGATAGGCATAGAACGTCGCATCCTAGATTCAAGTTGAATTTCCGGAAACGTCGTCTGATGACTAGGGTCCAAATCTTTTGGAACGAATTTATTAAATTCTTTCAGAAGAGTTTTTGATGGTAGCCTATATTGAATTTCTTTAAGAGCTACAGCCTGCTGAGTTAAGGCCGGAGGTGTATATATATCCAGCTCATATTCTTTCCATCCTTCAGGCAAAGGGCCAAAGGGCACAGTTTCTAGACTCGAAGAGCCATGATGAACCATAAATGTATTTGGTAAATCACGGTAAAGAGGGTCAGATACAACGGCAGTTAAATACTTCTTGGGAAATATCCCCAGTTGGAACTGTTCTTCGATCTTAATCGTAAGAAAAGTAGCAAAACGCTGTTGAAAAGTGGTTACAGAAATATAAGGACGGACCTCATCTGTCACGGGAAAGCCTAGGCCTCCAAGATGACGGGGGATAAATAAATTAAATTTCCCGTTATCTGTGATAAGACGGATCTGTTCTCTATTATAATGTAGAAACCACTTGTGTGCCTGTAAAGGGTTTATAGCCCGAGGGACAACGAGGGAGTAAAGATCACCTAATGGTAATTTACGACCGGTTTCACGACCTGTAGACTTACTTTGTCCGGTTAAAAGACCAGGATTAAAAAAATGTAAGACACGAAAATGGTGTGAGTTATAAACCTGTCGCCAGGTTCCCTCGACCTGAAACTTATGTGTTTCCGGATTGAGAGTTGTGAACTCGTATAAGACTGAATTTACAGTGAATAAACGAGCATGGTAATAATTCTTACCGACAGAAAGTTTAAAACCTAACTGTCTCACAATTCTTTTCCAGATAGCATAATGCTCAGGATTTGATCTAAATAAAATATCATCCCCATTAGCGCGACAGGGTAAGTCACGGGCTTTAATTTTCATGCCTGTGTATTCTTCCAAAGACATCCAGTAACCTATAACATTAACGTTACAGAGTTCTGGGAAACTAGTAGGAGAACCCATTAGCTGTCCATTGACCATAACAACGGCCAAACGTAATCCACCGGAGCCAGTGTCAAGTGATACAACAGTATACTCGATACCAGCTTCATCAAATTTTAATTTTAAATCAGTGGAATACAATAAGACATGGGGAGATAAAACCTTCCTCAGCGAGTTAACATACTCGTTTAATTCAGGATAAGAGTCTAAGATAATCTTATACTTCGGATCGACAGATGCATTAGTGCATTCAATATCGATTAAATCCGTAGCAGAAGAATAGTCCGCAGAGACCCAACCAACGAAATCTAAAGATTTCTTAAGTTTGTTCTCTAACTCATCTTCCTGTTTCAACAAGTCATGGAGGATATCCTCGGTAAGAGGTTCTCCAGTTAAAACAAGTTGGGGAAATGTCTGCATATGTTGCCAAGAGGCTTTCTGAAAGGGTTTAGCTAAATAATAATTAGCAGCTTGACCTTTTGTGATATTACGGACCTTTAAAGGTTCGCGGATGGGAATTACTTCAGCTGCCAACATCTCTGGATGAAAATCAACCAGGGGTGTGTCGGGGTGAAGGAAAGCTTCCATCGGGTCATCAAAGTCAACCATAAAAGCAGGGTCTACACCCTGTATATGACAATCAGACGTCCGTTTTAATAAAGAACGAAAAGCTTCAGCAGGTATGGCTGAACCCGTAATCTCATGAATTGTACCATTATTATAGTGCATAGAGAGAAGATCAGGTTTAATAAGGGCAGGAATTGCAAAGGTAGGAGGTCTTTCCAGAGTATCTGGATCGACGTTCCAATCTAGCGAATCTTTTTCCTCATTATAAGCCATATCCAATGTGGTGATTGAGAAAGTAGTAAAGTGGTTATTTACTTTATCTGTCGAGATTCGAATCTCTTGAAGAGAAATGAAATCGGAATCAGATTGTAAATATTTAATGTCAGTAGGTAGATAATCCTCATGGATAATATCTAGAACCGCTTGACGTTGACCACCTAAATGTAAAGGGACTTCCAAAGAAGCAGAAGTTGAAGCCTCAGGCATAGCTAGGATTTTATCCATAGTTAGCTTGAAACCTCTGGCTAAATTAATAGCCTTTCTCTTAAAATTAGAGAAGAAATCTTCAGCTTCGGACTGATCGAACCAATCTCCATCAATGGAGGGTTTTAACCGGTCTTTTAGGGTAGAGGGAGTAGAAAGGATTTTTGCGTGTTTCACGAGAGAGTCCATAACAAAAGAATCAGGGACAACTGCACAGGCGCGTTTAACGCCCTGGAGAATAGACCAAAAGAGTTTGGTATTCTTAGTAGAAACTGTACGACATCGACGGATTAAGTACTGTTTAATTTTCCCACGAAAAAGAAAAGAGCGTTCCTTAGGAAAACCTAGGGGCTCTTGGGGCAAATCAACCTGCTCTAAATATAAGGCAAAAGGTAATGCCGTAAGATACTTAGCGAAAGGTACAAAATCACTTGGAGGAAGTGACGCAAGAAAAGTGTAGGGTTCAAGTAACTCCACATGAGTAAAGCGTTCAAGTACTTCAAAGTCATAATCAATGAGTACCAAAAGGTAGGAAAGCATAAAATAAATTGCCGACCTGCCAGAAGGATAATCAGATTTAACATACCTAGTATGTAGACTAATAAAATTCTTGTTGCGTTTCGCGCCGCGGGGCAAAGCATGGATAACAAAACCAGTTGAGGATGACCAATCCTCTACCGGTTGTTTTAGTGTTATACCAGACTTAGCTGCTTCGCGTTCCATGGCCCTGGAAAAATAATAGGGCGTGTAAAGTAACTGCCTTTCTTTAGCAGTACAATTACGGGCATCGAGCCACCTGAAGTTCAGGATATCCTTAAATGTTGAGGTTGTAAACCTCTCCATATGGGAATCTAGGACGTAGTAGGGTGTATCACCACTGTAATTACAACAGTGGATGATGTCCTTCATATCATCTAGAACTTCTAGTACGTGAGTGCTTGGAGTTGCTGTCATGGTATCATTCTTATCTTTATTGATATTCTTGTTGTTCATCGTGTAAAAGCGGTGGATATTCAAAAATGTCTAATTAGATTTGAA